CCCAAACCATTCCGGTGCTCATATTGCCTTTGTGGAATTGCTCAATACTTACCCATAGGTAGGCAACTCCGGTCGCTGCGATTAGCCAATGGCTCATGTTTATCTCCTAGAAAGGCGCAGAGTCTTCTTCGTCTGCAATGTTTGCAGCACGCTGCCGTGGCTGCTCGTCCTTAGCTTTAGGTTCAAACAAGCTAAACCATCCGTCTGACCCTACAGGAATAGCCTCTAGCTTGAGTGCTAGACCGCCTGTCTTGGTATTCATAACAATCCCACACTTTAGCCAACGGCGCTTCTCAGTGCCATTCTTGTCTGTGTACGATCCGGTACTAGCCATTACTTCGTAAACGATACTCATTTCATTTTTTCCTTTAAGCCTGTTACGGCGCTATTTACTTCGTCTAAAAACTTAACTACTCGGTCTTGCAACTTCTCAATATACTCATCGTCCCTGTCAACACGGACAATTAGCATTTGTAAACCATCCGGCAGTCTTGGGTCAAAACTTACGAAATCACACCACTTCCGACCTGTAACTGCTAGTTGGCATTGAATCTGCGGGATGTACTTTGTGGGTACTTTGTCCTGCATAACATAATCTATATGCGTAGCCGTGTTGGGGCACTTGATCTCAATAAGCCCATCTTCACCCACCAACCCGTCCGGTGAGCATCCGAACATGGGGATAGTTTGGTGCTCAACAAAGGCAACTTGGTCTACAAAGCTACCCGTCTTAACCTCGTATTCAGCACGAGCTAGAGGCTCTTGGTCAACTCCCCACTGCATAGCAGCATTGGTAAACGACTCCGTTTTGTTGCCCGTAAGACGCTCCACCACTAGGTCAGCAAGGTAATTGCGATACCCTGCTGTAGTAATGGCTGACATTACATCCGATACCTTGGAGGCTGTTACCTTGCCAGCACGCAAGGCAAGCCATTCCTGACTCCCTTGCTCAATCATTCTGCCACCTTAGCTAGTAACTCTGTTTTACGAGCATCCTTAGCGGCATTAACCTTTGCAAATGCCTCTGTATCGCCTTTAAACAGCTTTACAGCGCTTGAAAAGTGAGTCTTGAGTGAATCTAGGTCTGCAGCAGATTGGATCGCCTTAATTGCTACTTCTACATCTGCGCCTGGCGAGCTATCTATGGCATCGTGCTCCACAATTTCCATAGCTGTTACCCAAAGATATCTGCGAATGTAGGTTTGCACAGCGCCTAAGTTTTGCACCTCATGGCAACCCTTGAGTGCGGCAGAGGACATAGGGCTAGTTATCTCAATTTTGCTATTATCTTCCGTGTCGATAATAGTTAGCGTAGCCGTGTCTTGCGTGTAGCTGATAACGCCACACAAGTTAAGGTGAGCAAATATCTTTTGAATAACGGGGATAAAGTCCCCAAGTTCAAAGTATTTGTAACCCGCAAACTTGTTATGGCCGGACTTTGTAAGAGCCGTGTTTTGCAGGGTTAACCTAGCTTCCATTAGTTTTGTGTAAACGCTCATTTTGCCACCTTGTAGATTCGTGCTTCGATTTTGTCTAACATCTCGCCAATTGCGGGATCAGGACTGTAGTAAGCCTCGGATATGGTCTTAAGCAAGTCCATAACAAAGTGCTTGTCGCTCATGTGCTCAGCCCAGAATTCTGCGTCACGGATCGGGTATTTACCGTCTGAGAACGCTTGGACAATGCGGATATTGGTTTCTAGGTTCATAGCAGCTCCAGCACAAACAAAGCGCCAAAGGCAAAGGCAGCAATTGCGTAGAGTGCAGCATCGTATGTAGATATTGTTTTCATTTGTAGCTCCTTGGTTAAGGTGATGTAACTGTAAATCTGTGTCTTTTGTGCGTATATAGGGACTTTCCCTAATTGACTAATCTCCGCAAAAACAGGCAATTCCTTCTTCATTTGGGTCAAACATATCAATTTGTGACAAAGCAAACTCTTTTAATTTTGCATAACTTGGTCTGTCTTTCCTAAACTTTGCGCCGTCTCCGTAAGTTTTATTGCTAGATTGAGCATGGTTTTCCATTTTTATCCACCAGTCTGCACGACTAGGCTTTTCTTTTATCAAGCTAATAATTTGATGTGTTGGCTTTAAAAAACACAAGTCACAATTACCATGCATGGTTACGCCATTCATGTTTGGTAATTCAAGATCAAATGAGTGTGAACGCCAAAAATTACCAACTGTTTCTTTTGTTACGCCAGCGGTAACCAATGGCGTCCTACTCCTGTCAATCTTTGCAGCCCTACGCATTTCGTCCGCTCGGATTCCAACCCAATCCATGTTTTCGTTGTGATCCCAACCCAATTGTTTTAAATAATTGTTAATAACTCTTATTTTCATATTTGTTGTGCAAATTCTTGCAACAGGGTTAGGTAAGTAAGGCTTTCCATTTTGATCTATGCTTGCAAAAAATGGCTCTCCGTTTCTACTAGCTGTTTCATAATTAACTTTTTTAAATCTTAATTTTGGAGTTTCATGGCTCATATATTCAAGCCAATGAATTTCAACATTCCAATTGGTTTCGCAATCGTGCACAAACTTTAATGTTGCCTCTTCCTCTTTCCCTGTGTTGGCAAAACAAACGATAGCGTCTTCCGGCAACTTGCCGCCATACGCCTCTAGCACTTTGTACAGCATATAGGCTGAAGTCCTGCCGCCTGAGAAGCTAATACAAGTAGGTTCTGTTATGAGATATGGATTCAAAATTCAAACTCCTTAAGTTCGTATCGGTTACTTTTGTTCTTCCACCAACCATGCACAAGCACACGCCATCCTGATCTCAACATCTCAGGGAAAGCATCACTCGCCTCAATCTTTTTAATCCTGCTAGACATATTGGACTTGCTCGTAACTTGTACCGCTACCGTCTCTCCGTTACCAATGCAGAGCAGGTCGATACATCCGTACAAATCATGCCTACGCTTGGTGAAGTAGTTGTAATGGTCGCAATTAGCTACCTGATAACCTAGGGACTTCATGTGTGCTATCGAGCGTGCGGATGGTGTCATTTTTGTGTCCAATTAGAACGGGTTTAATATCGCCAGTAATACCTGCTAGGGCGTGCTGTTGGGCAGTTAGACCTGTTAGTACCTCCGGTGCTTCTACAGGCGCTCCTAGCGTCTTTAAACCCCTGTATCGGGTCTGAAACTCCTTGGCGATAAAAGGCCACTCGTCCTCTGTTTTCGTGCCCATCCTGACCCACCCACCCATATCCTGTATAACCTTGTGGATAAGCGGATCGGCAAACTTAACGCTTTGGTATGTGCCTACTGACCGGACGGAGGTGTCTACAAGTGCCCAGGCTTGCAGGGCAGTATCAATATTAGTACCACCGATAAGTTTTACAACATCCGCAGGTTTAGGTAGGAATTGTCCGTTATCAGGGTTAAGCAGATGGCGAGCTAGTGCATCCTTTACGGCTTTCAGGTCGTATTGGCGCAGAGCCTCAAACCATATACGCAATAGCATGGTGCTAACTTCCTTGCCGTAGACAGCAAACATACCGCCCATAAACTGAGCAAACTCTTTTTTGTCTTCGTCAACCATTTATGAAAGCCTCCGCAGCTTGTTGGTTAGAGTTCTCTAGCGCCTGTTGCTTACCCGCCTTGTTTACCCACTCAGCCTTAAACCCTAGCCATCCACGGGAGCAGCACTCCATAACAGCCTCGTTTAGAGACCACCCTGCCTTGTCTGCCTCTGCCCGTAATTGGTTAATAGCTGACTCGGTAATAGGAGACTTCTTAGCCCTGCGGACTTCCATGTAGTCCAACCATACCTGCGGTGCTACATCATGCGGACGTAATACTTTTGGCTTTGTATCTTTTATGATACTTTTTGGCTCGGAGGTAGCATTTATGTTACTTAGGGATAACTTTAGGAAATGCAAAGCCTGACCGCCAAGGCTACGACAGTTCTCTGCTGCTAGGTCTTCTAGCTGTTGTCGAATCTCGGATGGTATACGGATAGATATTGTTGTGTCGTTTTTCATGCGTCCCCCATTGCTATCTCAAGTTGATAATGCACATACTTTGCAAACGCTCTAGTATCAAACTTATTCCAGTCCTTACGCACATTACCGTCCGTATCCAGAATGTCGTAGGCGTACTTAAGAATCCCGCAATCACTTCCGCAAGACGGGATATGCTCGTGGACAGATACGCCCACAACACAAGGTTGTTCGTCATCCGTATCGGTCTGGATATACATAGGTAGCTCGTAGTCGTACATTGTTATCTCCGGTAAGGGACGGGGCTTTCGCCCCAAGTATTTAATTTAATTTGTACAGGTCTGGCTGCCATTGTTGCCAGTCATCATAAATACGAATCTCAAAACCAAACATTCCGTTTTCGCACATAAAAACAACTTCAGATGGATTTAATCCTTTTACTAATGCGGCTTCGGCTGCGGATTCTCTTTTTCTGTAAGTATCTACTACTGTAAAAGTTGGGGTTTGCATTTTTATCTCCTTGGAATGGCGTTAGTGCCATGTACGAAATTGTATACATTTTATTGCAAATGTAAACTAGGTGTTTTCCCTAATTCTGATGAATTACTGATTAGCTACTGACAAATTACTGATTTGCTACTGATTTCATGTATAATTCAGTTGTTGGTGTGAGAGCCGATTAGACCGTTTAAGTCTGTATCTTGCCCCTCATAAGGGGGTCTCTCACCAAGATGCAGATTTAAGCGGTTTTTTGCATCTACCAACCGCCAATTTGTCGGGTTAATAGACGGCAGGGATTGGGGATAGC